TGAAAATACTACTTTCATTACAAGAGTTAATAAATTGAACACCGCCGTTATAGTCACCCACAACAGCAACAATATTAAAATTAGTTAAAACATAAGCTGCGTAGTGTATGTGGCTTTTTAGATTTGTGCCTGACATTGCATATCCATGAACAACAATAGCTTTCTTGTTATCGTTGTCTAATTTTAAAACAATCATAGCGAAATCGTCAGAAGATTCACTCTCTGACCAAGAAGGGTCGATTGCTAGTATGTATTTTGCGTTAGGATCGCCTACAATCTGAACTGACTGACCTTCTCCATCAGCGACTGTGCAAGCCGCCATTTTGCTAACTTTGAAGTAACCAGAGCTATCGTCTGTAAAAACAGCACCAAACTCTCGATCAAACTGAGATTGACTCATGATACTCTTTGATTGATTAATCAAGTTTTCATCATAAAGTTCTTTAGGCGCACAGTCATAACTAAAGTGCGTTATCACCCTATGAGCGCCGTCTTGACTTTTTTCGTTTAAAATCAAGTTTTCATAATCACAGTAAAGCTTGTAAAGATATTCAAATTTGTAAGAGGCAGATGAAAGGCCAATAATTTTGTTGTTTGGCCAAACTGTTTTATCTTCTGGCTTTAATTTACCCTCTTTGATCATTAGATTTTCAACATCTGCAATCTTTTTTCTCTCTGTTGGATTCTCAACCACAGAAAGGAACGGCATGATAACTTCATTGAGGATTTTTTCTGGCATCAAAAGAAGCTCGTCAATAATCATTCTATGAAAGCGGAAACCGCGCAGTTTTTCACCATCGCCAAGTGGTAGTGCAGTGATCTTACTATCTCCTATTTCCATTACCCATTCATCATTCTGTTTAGAAACTCTAGTTATACATTGAGATAAAAATCCAGCTTTAGGATCTCTTGATATGTCTTCCATTTTCTTGAAGATCATTTTTGCCTGACGGAAAGACTTTGAAATAATACCAGTATGCACTCCCTGATGAAGAATTCCATCTAGAAGCGCAAAAACTGCGGTAGAGAACGATTTAGACATACCACGCGACCATATCCCCAAGAAGTAATCTGTCTCCATCATTGATTTAATTGCTATGTGCTGGAAAGGAAAAAGCTCCACTCCAGTAATCATTTTACAAGCAAATGAAGGGTTGGCTCTCAAAAACTTATATAGCCATATTTTAGCCTCCTCTTCTTCCAAGAAGTCTTCAAGAGCTAAAATCTCTTCATTGACGTTTTTGAATTTACTGCGCCTTTTCTGTTGTCCTGTTTCCCAACTCATGATTTAAATATTGTGACCAGAAATATTGAATATCTGTTTTCCATAGCTTTTTGCCTAATACGAGTAATTTAGGAATCAATAATGAGCTATTAGCCCTTGATCCAGAAAACACGAATTGACAACAATCGGAGAACTCGTTTTGAAGTTCTCTCATATTATGATATACATAATTTAGTTTAAATTTTTTGTAGTTCTTTTTATTTACTTCTTCGATGTTATTGAAATCTTCATCCACAACAATGTAAGTGTAACAACCTATTTCTCTGCACCTTTGTAATTCTTTTGCAAATCTATTGTAGCCGTTGGTTACTGTCGCGCCAAAGTCTTGAAAACTCTTACGATCTACAAAAGTATAATCATAGAGAGAACCTGCAACAGCGTAATCTCCAACATCTAATTTCATTTGTTGGAAATTTTTAAATGACAGAGGTTTTTGTTCTCTGGTATCAATCAAAATTTTTACATTACTAAAGTCTTTCCAGAACTCTTTTGGCATATGACTCCCCAATAAAGGCTTAACTCCACACATCCTACATGCTTCCGTATAGCTGCCAAAATACTCTTTATACAAATCCACGCTGGGTATACCAACAGAAGCCAAATACAAATAACTTGGGCCATGATCAAGATTTTTATCTTGTATTCTTCTTTTGAGCAATTCGATTAAGTATTTTTGAACTTCTGAGCGTGGGTTTTTTTTGCACCATTCGAAGACCTGATTGGGTCTTGAAAAGTCCATTTCAAAATAATCAGAGAAATTTTTAAAAGGTAAAGGTTCGCCAGTTAATTTGTTAAATCTTGGATAATGTTTGACATAATAATCTCCAAGATACATACCATGCGCTTTGATATGCGTGTGTAAGCTTCTGCGAGTTTTGAATTCGCGGTCACATTCTTTACATTTAAATTGCATCGTCTTTGTGAATGCCGACAACTCTAGCAAACCATGCATCCATGTTTTCAAGATTTTCGGCTTCTTCTTTCACTAATTGTTTTTGCATTTCTGCCATTCTTACCATGTTGTCTCTTTCTTCTTTTTCTTGAAACAAGTGGACTATTGATAAAATAGAAGCATTTTCTCTGGTTTTCCTTTTCATGCGTTCAGCACGATCACCTTGGAGTTTTTTCGTCAAGTTTTCGATTCTGTTTTCACATTGATGATATTCAGAGCTTTTTGCTTTGATAATCTCCGCTAGACGCACACTCATTTCTTGTTGATCGTCAGCAACGTCAAACATATCATTGAGTTTGTTCAAGTGTTTACTGATAACTTCAAGGTTGATAATTTCTTTACAGACGTTAAGGTAAAGATTGATTTCGTCTGCGGTAAGATCGGGCTTATCCCAAGTTAGTCGAACAAACTCTTGCTCAAATAATTCTCTGTCGCTTTGATCTAAATAGTTATTGATGATTTTCAAGAAGCGCGAATTATTCAGGTTGATACCAAGCTTTTCAACGCAAATTTGATATTGTCTGTTTAGCTTTCCATCATCCAGTGATAAGCCAGTTGCATCGTTAATCTTTTTCACTATTCTTGAAGAAGATTTCGGGGCAATGTAACTATTCAAAGCTCCGCTGTCTTGAGATGGAATAATATCTGGATTGATCTCTTGCAAATACTTAAGCACAGACCTTTGCTCCATTCCAAGGTTTTTTATCTCTCTATCTGGAAACAAAAGCTCGGCAATTCTCAAAGAACTTAATCCCATTTCTGCTTGATCGCAGATAAATGCGCCCTGATCTTCAGTGAATTGAATTTCTTCCTTTTTAGGCTTTCTTCTTGTTTTATATTCAACACCTTCTTGTATCAAGAAGTCGCGAACAAGTATGCCCTCTTTGTTTCTAGCATCAAGGCTTTCATCATTAAATAGCTTTTTGGTAAGTATATTTACGTCCGTAGTGTTAACGAACTCTTTCCTGAGCCATTCTTTTTGTTCATCTGAAAGTGTCATCAATTATAATATCTTTTTGTTTAATTATTTCTGTGGCTTTTTGCAAAAACAACTTTTTCAAGTTTTTTATTTGTCTATAACCCGCTTTTCTTTTTTCTTCGCTTGTTTTGTAGCCCATCATTTTAGCAACATCTTCTTCTGTCTTTTTCTCAAAAAATAACATGTAGTATGCTTTATAATGCTGTTCACTTAAAACTTTTTTCATTTCAATGTTTAATTTTTCCGTGGATTGCTCGTAAGAAAAATCTTTTGAAGCTCTTGAAGATACTTCGTGATAATGATCTTCCATTGAAAGAGATGTTCTCAAGTCGAGAGCAACTTTTTTAGTTTTTTCCCACTTAGAATAGTCTAAACATTGACTATTTTGAATTTTATTTGCTGTTGCAGAGCATCCATCTTCACCCAAAGCAAATGGGCAGCTTAAACACGGCTTAACATAATTTCCATAATGGTTTCTAATAAGATTATATATTTGGTTTCTTATAAGCTTACCAAGCCACGGCTCAAGAGGTTTGTCCTGTTGCCACTGCGACCATTTATTATAAATATGGATTTTTATATGTTGTTGAACATCTTCAAAATCAAACCAGTTTATAGCATCAAGTCTCCACCTACTTCTTTGCTTTTGAATACATAGGTTTATTATATCAATACAGTCGTCAAATGTTTTTTTACTTGGTTGATTTTCTTTCATCAATAAAATCCCCAATGTTTTTGTTTTGACTTCTTCTTGATCTTCTTGATTGTTCAGTATGCTCTCCAAAAAATGAGCCTAATGAAGAAACGCTGGACGATATACTTTTATCAATTTCTACCTGTAATTTATCAATGAATGGAACCTCATCAATATCTGTTCCATCTTCATCGTAATCATCATCATCAACCGACACCTGCCTTTGTTTTACTGGTTGCTTGATGCTTGAAGCACCAACAACTGAAGTTGGCGTTCCACAATTAGAACAAAATTTTGGCTTTGAATATTCAAAAACCATTTTGTAACCACACTCTGTGCAAAATGCTTGACTCATATATAAATATATATGATAAAAAAGCTTTTTTTCAAATTTTAATGACAATAGTTGCTATTTTTGTGTATAGCCACTTTTCGCAGTGTGAGCGTAATAGACCTTATACTGTCTATTTATTTACACTATTTTCCTTCCAATCTGCTAATAATAAATTTCAAAATGCGGCTTCTTACAATATCGTTCTCTGTAAAAGAAAATGTTAAAATTCCGTTCTCAGCAGATTCTTTGTCTGAAAACTTTTCCATCATTTCTTTGAGTCCAGATTTACCGTTAATATCGCTTTGTAGATAATCACCACCAATAATAATTTTTGAACCCTCACCAATGCGAGTTATTAGCGTTGTTAATTCTTTGAAGGTGAAGTTCTGAGCCTCATCTGCAAAAATAAGCTTGTCTTGCCAACTAGCACCC